CCGAAATATAATGATCAGCGTAATAATGCAAATAGTCGCCGTCATTATTATAGTCGAATCCTATTAGATATATATTGTCAAAATCCATTTTGACTGCAATCTGTAAAGCACTGAATCCGACGTGTCCGCCGGGAAGGACATTCCCCCAGTCATAAAAATAATCAACGCGATCCCCAGCACTTTTAATATTATTCTTGAATCCGATAAGGTCTATCTTTTCATTAAGACAGCCCAAAGAAATAAAATTCGAATAAGTTGAATCTGAAAATATATTATAATCAATCCGCGTCTTGACGAATAAGAAATTCAATCCGATCCGGACGATATCTTCAGGGACGGAATCAAAATCAAAATCACTGACAGAATTTCCGGATCCAATTATCAAGCAGTCTTTTCCTTTGCCTATTCCATTTAATACTTCAACGCTTTCCATTATTTTTTAAATCCCGGAAGGAACTTTCGAATTTTACTTCGAATTGGATCCTTCGTATTATAGATTGTCCCCAGTTTCCTGTTGACATAATTTGTAATATTCTTCACGTCCTTTTCTTTCGCGATCTTTTTGATTTCAGCCTTGACGCGTTTTAAAGGTTCTTGAAGCTCCGCCGTTGATCCGACAACAGAAGCCGGGATCAATGTGCATTGGCAGCTTCCTTTACATACACTAAAACCAGATCGCGGAAGTCCAAGAATAGTCCACTGTTTGTGACTGTTCGTTTTGCCATGTCGCGGAAGACAATCCGGACAAGTATTGATAAGAACTGCAACCCATGTTTCATTTTCTTCATAACCTTCCAGCGTAAATTCTTTTGCGACTTCATTCGTTTCGACATTCCCGACGAAAGAATCAGACGCCCCGAAAAGACTTCGTTTAAATCCGCCGAATAGTGTCCCGTCATTATTGAAATCGTCAAGAAGGATATTGATTATCTGTTCTTCAGACAAATCCCGCGCCTTCATAGTTTCAACAAAATCAACGACACGAATCTTAAATATCTGGCTGGCTGTTTTTAAATTCTGTTCCATGATCACAGCTTCTTTTCCGACAATCTTTTTGTCCACTGCAATAATAAGTTCAGATTCTTTTTCAATAAAATCCAAATCAGCCATTAATTATATGTCCTTTTCCATTTTAATTAAATTCCTATCAGTCTGTTCGATTAATCTTGTCGTCAATGTGATATTATCAATCGTCGTCGGATCTTCTTCGTCAGCCCAGAACTGAATATCAGTAATAACGATATTATGTTCTTTTTGAAACTTATGAAGCATATTGAAAATCCTTTTTTCAAGCGCTTCTTTCTGTTTGATAATATCTTTTATATCAGCCACGCCGAAGCCCCCGTCTTATGATCTGAATGAATTTATCATATATAATTTGACGAACCCTTTGTCCGATTCCGAAAAATATATATCCCCTTGCTTCCAAAGCGATCGCAATTTTTCTGCGGACGGGCTTTAATAAAATCTTTGCTTTTGACTTCGTGACTTGAATGATATATGTTCCCCGACTGATTAATAATCGGTCCCAGATTAAAGACAAGCTATGTCCCAGTAAGCGCTGTTTGATCTTCTTGACTTCAGGCGAATTTGATTTCAACTTCGCGCCGTCTGGCTGGATTTGATGTTTAATATTACTTATAATATTGTCACGTAATATTCTTCCAGCCGGATCCAAGAAAACCCGGAAATCACCGCTTTGAAGAATTTTCACACGCTTCAAAAGATCAGCCCGTTTTTTTATCTTTAATTGAAACATTTTTCACATACCTTTTCGATTCTTCAACAGACGGCTTCGAATACTTTGAAACTGTATTCGTAAGCACTGCGTTTGTCAACTTATTCAATTCTTGATCTGGATTTCTTAAAAGCTTTTTAATATTTAATTTGTCAAAGATCTTTTCGATATCGTTTTTCGAATCGTTTCTTATTATATCCATTCTGTCGAAATGGCTATTAATAATACTGTCAAATTTTTCTTCCTGTTCTGCCATTATAAAATTGATCCCGGTTCTTCTGATCCTTCGTTCAAGGCGGTGTCGATTATTCCTTCAATGTCAATGCCATAATCAGTTATGACTTTTTTATTATTGTCAGAATTTCGTTTGATCACTTCGTCAGCCTGATCATTGTCTTTAATATCCGGATTAATAAACTTTACATAATCGTATATAGATTTCGCGCCTATCTTGATATTAAACAGCCAGTCATTCCGAACTTCTTCAGGACTTTCTGGATAGCTTACGCCAGCAAAATCAATAATAAACGTTCCATTGTCCGGAATTTTATCTTTCTTATACATTGTATTATTGACTATTATCGTTTTTTTAGCAAGTTCGGATTCATAATATCTATAAAATTTCTTTTGCTCATTAATGACTTTTTCAAGCCCTTGATTTTTAATTTTCAAAGCGAATCCGCTTTCGGCTGAAATAGTCAATTTAAAATTATCAAGTGAAAGCCCGTAATTATTCGCGATCATTCCGATCCGTTGCTGAATGACAGACCAGAGTTTTTCAAATTCAACTTGATAATCAATCGTCCCGATTTTCCCATTTGCTTCAGTCGCAATCAAAGGGAATAAGGGATCAAGGATCATTTCTGTCGGAATGTCTTCAGTTTTGATCCCGGCAAGATATAACTGTTTGAAAGAATTTACTTTTATTAAATAATTCAAATATGTGATAAGGACGCCGACTTGAATCGTGCCATTGACAAGATCCGTTCCGCCTGTTCTGTTCCATATTGACGATCTGGGGAATGACTTATGAAATATGACAAAAGGAAGGACTGTCCGTTCTTTATTATCTGGATCAATATAAGGATTTCCGAAATTTTCAACTTCGTTATTATCCGCGTCAAATTTAATGTGATTTCCATATACGTCCCAGTATATTTTATATATTTCAGTATTGTCATTTGTATCAACAAAAGACTGGACGAATAATATCGCTTCAGCTTTTGTCGGATCTTCGGAATCCTGAAAAACTTCGACCAGATCAGGCGTAACGATATCATATTCAATTTTATTATTTCTGGGAACTATATAAATCAAATCTTCATTACATACATTCGTCAAACGATTATTTTCTTGCATTATAATATTCGCGGGAATAGATTCCATTAATTCAGCATATCTTTCATTTGGTTCTTCACCGACTATATAAGAACGCTGGGCTGGATCTTGATACACAAGCGATATATCATTAATGATTCTTTTTAATACGTTTGAAGAAACGTCAATCATTTGACTTATTTTATCGCGTGTCTTTTTATTGAATTGCGCGTCAACGGCTTCTTTGATAATCTGTTCATAATTATCGTCATATATATTAAGGCGCTTTTCTGTTTCGGCTTGACGCTGGGAATCCATTGTCAATTTTAAATTACTTAAAAGTGTTTGAATCAACTCTTGCGATCTTTCAGGCATAAATCCCGTTGTCCGCTTCTGCGGTTTTTGAATTTATACGCTTATTCGTGGGGAACCATTCCCGAAGCATATAATAGATAATACAGCACTATAAAAATAATGTCAATAAAAAATATATTTGAACTTAATAAAATTCAAGTGCCGTCTTAATTATTTGCGATCTATTATCAATATTCCGTTCAAATGATCGACTTCGTGCTGAAGTGCGCGTGCATTTATTCCGTAAAACTTCGAAACGACATTATTCCCATTTTCGTCCATGAAGCGAACTTTGACTTTCTTCGCGCGTTTTATTGATATATTCCGAACGATTGTTTTCGGAAGTGACATACAGCCTTCAAGTCCATAAACTTCTTTTTCTCCGGAAGAAATTATTTTCGGATTGATTAATACTTCCCCGCCATGTCGTTTGCTGAAGACAATTATTCTTTTTGTAATTCCGATCTGTATTGCAGACAAAGCGAAAGTTTCATTATTTCGATCAAGCCGGATTAATAGCATTTTAAGATCCTTAATAATATTCTTTGACTGATCAAGCGTTACGGGATCAGAAATCCTTCGAAGCTTTTTAATATTCGTCACGATTTTCATTTTACCTTCCTTCTATAATTCTTTTTAATAAATTCTTTTTATGCAAAATTGCTTTCGCTTGAATCGTTCTTTTCTTCGTGTGCCTTAGCGCCAGCAATCGATTGACTGTTTTATTGTCGCCTTCTTCAATCGCACGCCAGAATTGTTTCCGTTCATACCGGGCGAATTCATAATTTCCAAAAGCGTCACGCCAAGCGTCCAGCCCCTTCAATGTTATCCGGAAGATTCTATTCCAGTATTTTCTTCTTATCCATTTAATTATCTTCTTCATTTCTTATCCTTGATATCGACTTCAACGATTTCTTTCTTGTCGCATTCAGTCGCGTCAATCACGCCAGCTTCCGTTTTGAATATCCTGATCCCGGAATAGCCATGTTTTTTA